AATATGGCATATCATCTGAATATTTTGGAACTTCAGGTTTTTTTTCTACCTTAATTTCCTCTTTTTCTTCAGTTGATTCTTCTCTTTCAGAAGTTTCAGCTTGTTCTACTAAATCTTCAATAGGATTCTTAGGAATCTCTATTTCATTTTCAGCAGGACTATCATCTAACTTAACTTCTAACTCTTTTCTTTCTTCTTCGATCATAGTTTCTCCTATGTTGTCGTTAGCTTATGCTAACGTATATTATAATTGTTGAGATATTACTTCAGGGTTGTCTAATGTAGCAAGTACCTCATCGTCATTTATTATCACCATTTTGACTTTTTGTACAGACACTTTGGCTCCTGCATATCTACCAAAAACTACCCAATCTCCAACTTTACACCATGGAGCTTTCCTGTCACTATAACATTCTGGTCCCATAGCTATTACTTGACCTACACTATTAAGATATGATTGTGTTTCTTTATTAGAATCAGTCAAATAAATTCCGCCTTTAGTTTTTTCTATAACTCCTCTAGGTCTAATTAAAATTCTATAACCAACTGGTGCTGGTACTTTTTCAGGAGTAGGCACATCATTATCTGTTGCCCATTGTTCATTACTAATCATCTTCTTCTATTATTCCTTTCTGGTATTTTTCTGTTGTTTCATTAATAATTTCTAATGCTTTATTTAAACCTTGTGACATACCATAAACACGTTTAAATTCTTCTATGTTATCTACACCTTTAGACAACAAATTTTTACCTAATTCTGAATTATAATTTTTTATGTTCTGTCTTATCGCTTGTAGTAGTCGTTCCATCTACACCTTTCATAAAGAAATCTAAAGTTTCTTCAAAGTTTTTTTTAAGTCCATCTGCAGCAATTGCAAATAATTTTGGTTTAACATATTTAATAGAAATTTTATGATTTTCTAAAAACTTTTTTGCTTGTCTTACTTTTTCGTTTGGTATAGCCATTACTTATCACGTCTTGCAACTTTAGAAGCTGTCTCAACTATCTTAGCTTTAGTCTCAGCATCTTTTCTTGCATTAACTCTTTCTTTATCTTTTACACCTTCAGCAAATCTAGCTTTTCTAATATTTAATTCTTCAGCTTTTAATTGTAACTGAGCTTGCTTCTCTTGCATTTCCATTGCCATTTTTTGTTGTTCTGGTGATGGCGGCATACTACCCATTAAACTTTGAGCAGCTTGTGCTGCAGCTGCAGCAATTCTATTTTCTTGTTCGATAGGTATTTCTTTAGTTTCTTCTTCTCTAAATTCTTCATTAAATTGACCAGTAGAAGTAGGTACACCTTCTGGTACTTGAGCTTGCATTTGTTGTTGATATAAAAATGCCATATGTTGACCTATATGAGCCATCATTTGTCCATATAAAACTTCTTTTGCTTGTGGATTACCACCAAATCGTGGATCATTAATAAACTGTTGGTGTACAGCAATATGAGCTTGATGATCTTGATCTTCAAATACTTTAATTGGTTTACCATTTAGTAAAGCCATATTTTCTGATACTGGATCACGTCTAGGTGTATCTTCATCTTCAATCATTAAATCTTGATATTCAGGAATATTTAACGCTTGTAAAAATCTTCTATAAGCTTCTTTAGTATCAATAATACTTGGTGCTTGTTGTGCTAATTGTAAACCTGTTTGAGCTAACGCAATTCTTTGAGCTTGAGAAAATATATTAGGATCACTTACTGGAACAACATTAATAGCAGAATCAAAATCTTTTCTTCTTATTTTTTTTGTTTCACCAATAACTTCATATGGATATTCATCATCTAAATATTCTCCATTTAATCTATAAATTAATTGGAATTCTCTACCTTGAGCTTGATGTAATCTTTTATGAATTGCTGAAAATACTTTACTACCTTGTTCTATGATTGCAATAGTTGTACCAACAGGACCTGATCCAGCTGATTCACCTACCATAGCATCAGCAATTGATGCAAATCTTCTCCCTGATTCTGTTAGAACACCTAACAATTGTAAAAGAGTGGGTGAAGGTTCTTTAAAGGGAAGAGGTATAAATGACTTACGAAGATCATCTCCATAAGCTTCGACTTCTACCCACTCTCCAGGGGAAACTGTTATATCGCCACCTTCTATTCTTGCACCTTTAGCTCTAAAGCCTCCATTTAAATTAGCAAATGCTGCTGAATCTAATAAAGCTCTAAGTGCTCCAGTTGAAGCGTGTTGTAAACCACCAATAGATTGTATTAAACCAAATCCATAAAATCCTAAACCTGGTAAATATTTATAGTGAATAAAGTAAGTAACTTTTTTTCTTAAAGTATCATCTTCTTTCCAATTTCTTCTAATAGATAATACTTGTGTAGTATCATAATCTATAGTTACAATATAAGGTAAAGCTAATCCATCTTTATCTTCACCTAAATCTAAATCGGCATGTACTTCTAATAATGTATGAGTTTTATCTGCCATAGAAGGTGACATACCTTCTAATCTTTGCATAGTTTGTTCTACAGTACCTTGATCTTTACCATCATCTTGATTTCTAGATAAAGGTATGTCTCTATAAAAACCTGATATTTGATGTTTCTTTAATTCATTTTGAGATATCTTCATTATTTGAGTATATCTATCTGCAGTTTCTAAATCTGTATTTTCATAAGATATTACAAAATTTTCTGCTGGTACAAACTTACTACAAATTCTATCTAGTGTATTATCAAAATATATTTTTTTAAAAGCAGAACCTGATAGAGCTAAGAAAAATAACATTTGATCAAGTTCATTAAAATAATCTGTAATTTGACTTGTAACTTGATAATTCATAAAGTCTTGAACACGCTGAGCTTGTTCTATTTTTTTATCAGAAGTTCTACCCATGATTTGAGTTTTAACAGGGCCACCTGATGGAAACATTTCTGCTACAGCTCTAGCTTGAAATTGAGTTGCTGCTTCTGACATTAATGGATGATGAACACCTGAAGCTCCCGGGAAAGGATCATTTCTATCTTCAACGACCACTCCTAACATTTTTAAACCTTTAGAGTATTGATCTTCCCAATCTTTTCTAGAAGACTTATCATCTTCAAATGCTTTAATTAAATCTTTACCAATACCTCTAACTTCTGTTTCATCTAGTTCTTCTGCTAAATTAGAATAGTGATTTGATTCAAAAGCTTCTTCTTCTTTTTCAGTCTGTTCTTGATCTACATCAACTCTAACTTTTTCACCTTCTTCGTTAGTGTATTCAAGTTTCTTTTTTTCTAATTCAACTTCTAAAGCCATTAAGATTTTCTTTTTTTAGTTTTTTTCTTTTTCTTCTTAGGAAACCCTGCTTTCATATTAGCATAAGCTTCTTTTGAAATTGTTGATTTTGATTTAGGTCTTGAAATACCTTTTCTTTTTCTTTTATTGATATTTGCGTATAATCCGGGTTTACTCATAATATTACTAAATGCTCCTCTGTTAATCACTGTTTAATTATTTTAATTAATATAATGTTCATTCCATTCTATACCTCCTGGTGCATACCATATCTATCCTAATAGATATATAAAACAAAAATATTGATTTTAAAAGTCTTTATTTAGATTTGATTATTTTTTGGATACTCTCTGATCCATCCACATTTTTATAGATTTCTGCCTCTACTTCGCCACACATAAATTGTTTATTAGCCATATCCATATTACGAGTAGCTTCTCTTTTCATTTTAAGACATGTAGATAAGCTATCTTGTATTCTATGCTCAATAAGCTCACCATTAATAAATAAACATAATGCAAATACTAATTTTATCATATTTAATGAGTTCCATTTAATTTACCAATATTAGCTCTAACGCTATCTTTTAATTTTTCGACATCAATTCTAAGTCTTTCAACATCAGATTGTAGTCTTTCAATATTAACTTTATTTGTCATGTTTTGTTCTTGGTTTTGTTCTAATTTTTCTACTTGTTCTGCAATATGCTCAAGCAACATAAACTGTTCTTGATCAATTGGTTTTTGTGCTGATGCTTCTAATAAGTCTTGTTCAAATAATTTATTAGCTGTTTCTAATTGATTTAATCTTTCTATAACACCAAAAGCAAACCATGCGCCTATTACAATCG